TTAATTTGGCTGTTTTGGAAACTTTTTGACGCGGTTTCCCATTTTCTCCTTTCGTTCTGCGCCAAGAATCCCCTTCTGATCGGCGCTTCGCGTATAGTGCGCCACCTCACTCAGACTGCGATGTCCGGTCCACGCCCCGATCTGTGAAGCGGTTGCTCCGGCTTCTGCGAGCTCTGCCGCTCGCGCCTTGCGCAACCCGTGCGCGGTGCAGTCGTCGGCCAGCCCGGCGAGGTTGGCAGCGCGGCTGATAAAATGTGACAGCACTTGGACTGAGCGGGGTTTGCCGGTGCGCGTGACGATCCATTGCAGTCGATCGCTGGGCAGGGCAGCAAGGAAGTGCGCGTGGTCCGCGGCCATCGACTGCGCCCAGGCCGGCAGCAGGCGAACCGGGCAGGTGGCAGGGCCCTTTGTCTTGGCCTGAGTATAGCCGAGCCAGCCATCCGCATCGACCATCTGCCAGCCTAGGCGGGCGGCATCGACACAACGTGCGCCAGTCCAGTAAATCACTTCGAACGCGACTCGCTCGGGCGATCCTGCCGGCCAGTGCTGGCGGTAGCCCTCGATCTCATCGGCGGTCCACTGGCGATGTGGCCTGACCTCGCCGCGCGGCTTGCGCAGGCCCGTCGACGGATCGGCGGCGATCATCCCTTCATCGACGGCAAAGCGCAGGATCGATCGCCAGGCCTTCAGGCGATTCGAGGCAGCACCGGGGGTGAAATTCCGGATATCCTTGCGCAGATGATCGGCACGCAGGTCCCGCAGCATGCCCTTGCCGCGCTCCTGGCTGATCCTGTCCAGCGAGCGGCGCCAGACCGCGCGGCTGGACGGTGCCATCCGGGCATAGTCGGGCGAGCCCAGATAGGCCTCGATCAGCGCGGCGATACTTCCGTGGGCATGGCGGCTGCGCTTCCTCTCAGGCTTGGCGCCGGCGGCGGCATAGGCGGCAAGAAAGTCAGGATGATTCTCGGGCAGGTTCGGAAGCGGGTGCAGGCTTTGACCCACACGGCGATAGACGTAGCGCTTACCCCCTGGCTTGGTGACAACCTTGATGCCCGTCAGTCGAATACTGCGTCGCAAGTGTTCACCCCATTGTCTTCAGTCGGCAGGTCGGAAGCATAGGCATCAAGATCGATCCTGTCATAGAGCCTTTTCGCGCCGAGGATGCGGCGCGGGATCGGCAGGTTGCGCAGCGTGGAAGTGCTGACACCCAGATACGCCGCCGCTTCCGGTGCTGGAAGCAGCCGCGGGGTGAAAGCGATCTGCGCACGCCCGCTCATGTCTCATCGCCTTTCGGTCCCGGCAAAAGCCTGGGCATATCGCCGGTTTCATACGCCACGGCGATGCGCTCGCTGACGTGATCCGAGATCGTCAGCCCGTCTGGCATCACGACATGCGCCATGAAGGCCTGCTCGAAGGTCTCGATTCCGTCTTCGACGCTGACCAGCTTCGCCTTGATCGACATGGCCATGGCACGCCACATGCGGCGTACTTCCTGTTCATAGGCCTCGGTGGCGCTGGGCGCACTGCGTGCCTTGCCGGTGGGGGTCAGGCGAAAAAACGCGTCATCGGGGTCTGGCATTGTCATCCGGAACATGATCTGCCGACCACGCGCCTTGAAGGCTGTGACTGCGGTGCGCCCGTCCTGGCCGGACATAAAGCCCTCGCATCCGAAGCGTTCCAGCGTGGCCTCGATCTCGGCCCTGGACTTCGAGCGCGATACGGTGGTGCCTTTGGCGTAGGTCATGTCATGTCTTCCTCGGACCCATTGGCCAGTTCAAGCAACACATCCGCATGGCAGGGCGATCCAGGCGGGCACCAGCAGGCAAGGTTCCTGCCGCACAGTTCGGTTCGCGCGCGCGCAACAAGGTTCGCCTGTTGCGGCTGCCGCAGCCATGTCCTGTAAGCTTGGATGGATAGGGCGCGCGCCTTGGCTTCGCTATCCCTGAACCACATGGCGGGTCCTGACCATGTTCCGACACACCACACCGCTGACGTGACGCCCAGATGCGTTGATCGGCCCTTCTGTATTGGGAAGGGATTTCCCCAACGCGTGGTTCGATCCACCTTCACGGTGTTCGGCGGCATGCGCCAGCCTTTGGCGCGGGAAAGCTGAATGCGCGCGGGTTTCGTCATTCCTGCTTCCCCCGGATGATGTTCACGCACAAATCGACGCATTCATTGCAGATGTAGACCTGTGGCCCAGCGATCATCTTGTCCGTCTCGTGTTGGGTCTTGCCGCAAAACGAACAGCGCACCGGGCGCAGTTCAGCAAGCAGGCGCTCGATCTTCTCGTGCTTCCGCACCGCCTCATCGCGCTCATGACGGAGCTTTTCCATCTCGGCGTTGACGATTTCAGAAGCGTCTCGCGGTTTTCCAAACATCAAGGTGCCTCCGTTTTAGGGCGCGGCTTGTAAGCGAGTTCTTCTTGCGGGAAGCGGCGCCATGGTCCGCATCGGCCGCACAGGCATTCGAGGCGCCAGCGTTCTCGAAACCAGCCATGCCGTTGCCAGTGCATTGTCCCCCCGCATGCGCAGGGCTCTTGTTTCAGACATCTTGTCGGCGGCGGCATTACACGGCCTCCTTTGGGTCGATCGGGTCAAACTTTCCCGCCTCATCCCCCCAGCTTTCCCAGCCTGGCCGCGACTGGCGGCTGAAAAGCTCGATACGACGGGCATGAGGAAGCAGGGCTTCGGCCGCGACAAAGGCTTCGTCGGGCTTGCGAGAGTGTTCACGGATCGGCCCGTCGACAACGCTGCGGACCGTCCTGGCGCAGCGCGGGGCGCCGCGGGTTCCAATCAGGAACGGCTCGCCGGCGCTGCGCAGGATATAGCCAGTGCCGAAGGCAAGCTTGCCGTGCCTGGTGCGCTTGACCCAGTGGCCGGCCGTCTTGAACGCGAAGCCCCAGCTGTCCATCACGTCGATCGCCTCGCGCAGCATTGGATTGGTGGCCCAGAGCCACAGCACGGCGTTGTCTGCCGCCAGGGCTGAGACCGGCAGGTCCTTGATCCAATTCAGCGAGGTGCACGCGTACTGCGCCTTCGCATTCTTTGCTTCGCCCGCCTGGGACCAGTTCTCAAAGCTCCAGGGCGGATCTGCCATAATCATATCAAACCCACCGGCCGGGCGCTGGGCGATGAAGTGCTGGAGGATCGGGGCGGTCATGTGTCAGCCCTCTGCCCGCCTTTGCGCTGGGCGTTTCCTTTTCGCGCCTCGCGCGCTGCGTGCTCGAGCCGGGCGATGGCGAGGACAGCGGGCCGGGCCTCGGGTTCGTATTCGTCGTAGGGCTTATGCAGGCGGCGGCCACCGGCCAGTCGCGGCAACAGCGCGCGAGGGACGGCTTCCCAGTTATCCGGGTCGGTGTTGGCCTTGTTGCCGTCGAGACACTTGAGGCAATGACCGGCGGGAACGGGGCCGTGTGCCTCCTCCCAACGGATCAGGTGAACCGCGCGCCAGCGTGATTGCAACGGCATGCCATCGTGAATCTTGCGCTCGATATAGCCGTCCTCGGTGATGCGTTCGGTGCCGATCGGCTTCCAGTTTTCGTTTGCGCGTCCGGTCCGGTTGCCCTTCTTGAAACGTGTCGCCGCGCTGTTCGGGTGATAGGGCATCGGCTTTCCCTTGTTCCGCGACTCCTGGCCCTTCACGAAACGGCCGGTGCGGCCGGTGAGCCAGCCCTTGCGCTTGCACAGGGCCTTGAAATTCTGCAGGGACACATCGCCCCGGTCGAACCGTGCTACGAACGCCTCGTGTGCCTTGGCGCGGGGCCAGTCGCAGTGACGCTGGATCCAGAGCAGTTCCGCCTCGCTGTAGGGGATGTATCTGCCCCTCATTCTTTCGGCCCCCCGATCTGGGGAAGCATCGGCAGGACGGCCTGGCCGTGCTCGGCGAACAGCTTGGCCGCCTTGAGCTGCAGATCGGCATTGCGGGTAATCTGGTCCGCTACCGAGACGATCGCCTCCGCGCGCTTGGCTTCCTGCTCGATCTTCTCTTGCGACATACCATCCTCGGCCATGCGCTCGAGTTGGGCAAAGAGGTGGTTGTTCAGGTCGGAGAGCTTATTCCTCATCGCTGCCCCCTTCGCGGTCGGCGATAAGGCGGTCGATTTCGGCGCGCGCCTCTTCAAGCGACATGCGGGGGTTGCGAGTGCCAGCCAACGCCATCACACGGCACACGATTGCCAGCAGGGCGAGCAGCCCGCCAAACCATTGCAGCGCGGCGCTACCAGCCATGATGCCGAGACCGACAAGCCCGCCCATCGTCAAAAACGTAAACAGGTCGCTGGCGATACTCTCGCGCAGCGTCTCGCGCAGAAAGATCACTTTCGTCTTGTTCATGGCGTTCATGTCGTTTCCAAACCGGATTGCCTTCGAATCTGCGGTGGCGGGGAACGTGGTTGCTTTAGTCGTGTCAGCCATGGCGCACCTCGGTGCACAGGTTGAGCACATAGCGCAGCCCCATTGCGGCAATCTGGATCGCTTCCTTGCGGGCTTCTGGGCCGCGTCCAGTATCGGCCCGGACGTGTTCGCGCAGCTCTTCCAGTTCCTCGTAGATAACGCTCCACGCTTCATGCGGGGAATTTAGCGGTGGATGCTTGGTATCCGCTCGTTCGACCTCTTCGGCAATTTCCAGGGCGATGGCGCGGATCGCGGTCGCTTTCGTTGTGTCAGCCATGGAACACCTCGTAATCCACGACGCCCTTGAGGCGGGCCAGACGATCGGCGTGGGCATGGTCGCGGCAGCGCCACCAGCGGCCCGTCTTGAGGCAAGTGAGGATCATCATCACTCTCCGATGTTCGTCGCGCGATGCCGGTCCCGCAGGCGCTGGGCGAGCGCGCGGGTCTCGCGCAGGGCGCCGGGCTGATCCGCTGCATGCAGGGTCAGACCGATCATGGTGTGACCGGCACGGCGGTCGCGGGATGTGTGGAAAACCGGGGTTTTCTCGGGCGCGTCGGTGGCGCTGGGCGGGACGTGTTTCATTGCGTTCTCCGTGGCTGGACCAGGTGCGACTGGATCGCCGGCCGCCCCCTGGCCGAGTGCAGGATCAGCCAGGCGATGCGCGCCAGTGTCGGGCTGGCCGCGCAGGTGACGGGGTCACAGACGATGCGGCGCGCGTTGGCGACCGCAGCGGGTGGGTTGGTGAATCGGGTGATCATGGTGCGCTGCTCAGTACGCGCCGACGCGCCCGCTCATCGGGTGAGCAAGGGGATCGCGCGGCAGGAAGGTCGACACCTTGGCGCGCTCGCGCCGCGCGGCCGTGTTCTCACGGTCATGGCGGGTATCTTCGGCCATGTCGTTAAGACTGCGCAGGTATTCGAGGTCGCTCGAAACCATCAGGTTGGCGCTGGCGAAGAACACGTCGATGCCACCCACGTGATCGCGAAGGATCATCTGGGTCAGGAAATCGCCATCGGGGCCGTGAACAGAATAGCAGGTCAGGTCGAACCTTGGCCCCTCGGGATCCTCGGTCTTGCCCTGCCACATGGGCTCGACGGAAAAACCGGCCTTGCGCAGGGCATTGGCGTACTCGGTGCGGGTCATGTGCTTCTCCCATCGGTTGGCCCGCGATCTGCCGGGTGGCGTCTTCGGCGGGTGTGCGAGGGGGAGAATGCGTTATGCGTTATGCAATGTCAACGCAAAATGCGTAATAAGTGAATGACTGCGTATTGCCGCAATCTCAGCCAGAATCACTCAGCTGGGCGCGTTTCTGTGGCGGGTAATGGCTGCAACGGAATGATCGGCGATCGAACGAGCGAAAAGGCTCGTAGAATAGGGCCGTTGGGACTTATCCTTTGAGAAGCGGTGCGGCCGTCGTGTCAGCAAAGAAAAGTGGCTTCGCTATGGCTGTTCGTCTGGGGTTCGGCCGGACGAGAGAAGGCGAAGTGCTTCTTGCGTAGTGTTGGCTGAAAGTATGTTTCCACTCATTGTCGGCTCGACCCTAGATGTGTCGGGATCCGGCCTTGGTCGCGGGGGCTCGGATGGCCGCAGTTTCTTTCGCAAGCCCAGCGTTTTCAGCTTTGCAATCAGCTTCTTCTCAGATGTTTCTATTACAATATGATTGCCGTCTTTGAGCACAATGGCGTACATGCCATCCGTTCTTCGACGTCCGCCTATGGCCGCCCCCGCCAAAAAGCCGATGCCGCCGGTCAAGAGCCCGCCGATAACAGCGCCGGCGGCTGCTTTCCCCGCGTTCCGAAACGAATCTTCGGCCAGTGGCAAGATGTCATCTACATCGTCCTCGCCGTAGGCTCTTGATGTGTGCCACCCATCAATTACTGAGACATTGAGGCGGCCCAAAATTACGCGAACAGAAATGCTTCCAGCTGAAATGGATGTGTCAATCACCTTAGACATTACACCTTCCTCCCGTACCAAATAACCTTTCCCACCACGTCAATTTCCGTTCGTTCAGTGTCCACCGGTGGATAGAGTGAGTTGTCAGCGATTACCATTACGCTGGTCCTTCGGCAGCCGCGGCCGATACGCTTGATCTGAAGGGCTTCGCCCACGCGGATGACAAAGAGGCCGTCAAAGTCCAGGTTTGTCTTGGTCATGTCGATCACAACCATGTCGTCGTCCTGGATCGTTGGAGTCATGCTGTCGCCCTTGACCCTGATTGCCGCAAGCTGACGTCCCTTGGCGCTCGTCATTTCGCGCAGATACTTTGACGAGAACGCCAGGTTCGATACGTGATCTTCAGCGTCCACGATGACGCCATGGCCTGCACTTGCAGCAACATCATAGACCGGAACCAGGTCAGCGCCCTCAGGGGGCGGGAGGCCATTTGGAACGGTGATCGGGGTGTTCCCTCCGGTCCCGTAAAGTAGCCACTCGATCGAGACACCATAGGCTTTGGCGTACTGTTTGGCTGTATCGGCTTTGAAGCCACGCGAGCCGTTCTCATGCCCATAGTAAGTAGAAGGTTTCCAGCCAAACGCTTGAATGGCGTCTGCTGCCTCTGCGTAGCCGGCTTTGCGCCGTGCCTCGGCCAATCTTTCTGCTGCACCCATCATCCAGCGGTCCTATCACGCAACGCTACGCAATAGGCGTTGACATTGCATTACGCATTTCGCATAAACCGAGAATGGAACGAATATTCGAGATTTGGCCAAAGCTCTCCGACCTCGCGGGCGATCTGGGGAAGCCATACACCACTGTCGCGTCATGGCGTCAAAGGGGTTCGATTCCCGCACGCTATGATGTTGCCCTGGTACGCGCGGCCAAATTGCGCGGGCGCAATCTGACCCTCGAGGAGCTCGCTGAAGCCCGCTCGGCCACCGAGGATGCTGCGTAATGGCACAAGCCTCTTCAATTATCCGTTGTGCTGATCCTTGCCCGCTTCCGGCCCCGCGGTCACGCGAAACCGCCGGCCGGGTTTTCTCGCCCATCCTCACACGGATGGTCTGCATGACTCGCGCAACGCGACCCGGCTCGATCCAGGATGCGGTTCGCCAGGCCTTCACGGCGGTCGGTGGGCTTGAGAACGCCGCCAACGATCTTGGCGTCTCTCTGTCGGTGCTGTCCTACGGCACCGAGCTGCGCGAAGACCGGCCGGGCGGACTGGGTGTCAACTACCTGGACCGGCTGGGCCGGATCGAGGGCGGCGCGGCCGAGGCCGTTGCGCGCCATTTCGCGATGCTGGCCGGTGGTGTGTTTCAGCCGGTCGATCCGGGCGGGCCTCTCGCCGGCGATGTGCATTCGCTGACGCGCGAGTTCTCGGACGTTCTGCATCTGCATGCCGAGGCGCACAGCAAGGGCTCACGCGATCCGGCTGATTACACCCCGCAGGAAGCCCGCGCCCAGGTCCGTGAAATCGACGAGCTGGTGGTCGCGGCATTGCGGCTGCGCGCGGCGATGCTGCTCAAGACGGGGGATTTGTCATGAGCGCTGGGCGCGTCAAAGGGGGTAACGCATGATGCCGGACATCCTGTTTCAGGCTTTGGTGCTCGGCCTTGTCGGCGAACGACTGGCCGCTTGGCTGATCGCTTGGCGGAAACACCGCGCGCGCCGTGCATATCTGGCGCGGCTTCAGGAAAACATCAAATGGCGTGCAGCGATCAGGCGCCGTTGGATGGATCGGGAAGCGGGCCGCGATGCCTTGCCGGGAGAAGCTGAGCGAGGTGTTCAATGAACGCTCGTACCTCTGCCCCGGTCCCGTTCTCCCCGGAAACGGCTGCTTGCACCGGCTGTCTGCCGCAAACAATCATCTTGCCTGACGGCGCTTCTGTCGAGTTCATATACGAAGCCGCGCATCACTCACCCCGTGCCGCGCGGCCTGCCGCCCGGCTATCCGTCCCCCGGCCGGGCGGCAATAATCAAATGACTGCGTGGCTCAACTGGATAGAGCGCCGGGCTTCGAACCCGAAGGTTGCAGGTTCGAATCCTGCCGCAGTCACCAACCCCGCGCGCGTGGCGGGTTATCCCGCGCAAACCTCTCTGTTCGGAGTGGCACTGCCTCAACTGCCCCCGGCTGCGGCCGGGGGCCCTTTGGCGGCAGCTGTCAAGGAAGGCTTGACAGCTCGTGCATCGGTGATGCCCGGCCTGGCGGGGGAGGCAAGCGCATGAACGCACCGGAGTATCGCCCCCCGCCCCATGACGCGAATGCCGATCCGCTGCTGTCGGACTGGATGGATCGTCAGGAGCTTGCCGAGACCCTTGGTATCAGCGTGGAGACGCTGCGCCGCTGGCAGGCGCAAGGCATCGGCCCCCCGCTTGCGAAGCTCGGTCGTCGTGTCCTCTACCGCCGCGAAGCCGTGCGCCAATGGATGGTGACACGAGAGATGGGCTGGGGGGAGAGCCAATGAAACATCCTGCCCCCAAGCCCCGCGACTCCGTGCGCTGGGCGCGCCGCCTGTCAGAGCTGCTTTTCGTCACGCTCTGCCTTTTGGCCGTGATGACGCTGTTGTCCTTCATCCTGACCCTGTGAGGCCCCTCATGCCCAAGACCGATGATCTGAACTTCCTCGAATTCATGCAGACCTTCCGTCGCGGCGAGTTGCTGGTCGAGGCCAATGAACAGCTGGAGGAGCTGATCGAGGCCGTGCAGCGCACCGGGGGCAAGGGCGATCTGACGATCAAGTTGCCGTTCAAGGTCAACGATGCCGGGCAGATCGAATGCCTGCCCAGCGTGACCAGCAAGAAGCCGCGCCGCGCGCTGGGCACCGGCATCTATTTCGCGACCGATGAAGGGCGGCTGACGCGCCGCGATCCCAACCAGATCGACATGTTCGAGGACGAACTCGCCGATCGCCGCACGCGCAACGACACCCACTGACTGCAATCCAGACACAGGAGCGAACAATGGCCACCAAAGACACCGCCGCCGCCAGGGCCGACCAGGCGCCGTATCCGGGTGAGACGCTCGAGGCCGTGCTGAAAGCGGCGCGCATTGCGAACCCGACGCTCGAGCTCGACCACGGGCGCACCTTTGCCTTTGTGCCCGAGGGTTTCGCCCTCAAGGACGTCAGCGATCCCTATGCCCTGCCGCCCTATATCAAGCAGGGCATCGTCATGGACGAGCGGGATTCGCTGGTGGGCTATGTCCATAGGTTTTCGGATGATCGCACGGTCTTGATTGCCGACTACGATCGTGGGGAGATCCGCGCCGCTCTGGATTATCATGCGGAAAACAATGGCCACACTGTTGTTCTGGAGCCAGGCCAGGAGATCCAGATGGACGACTGGGTCAAGGCGCGGGGCGCGATGATGGCACTTGATCCGGGCCCGGTGAAGCACATTGCGACGCTCAAGCTGCGCGACTCCGAGGAATTCACCCGCTGGGCGAAAATGCAGGGCCAGCTGGTCGAGCAATCCGAGTTCGCGGCCTTCCTCGAGGAGAACTCCGAGGACATCAGCGATCCAGATCCTGCGGTGATGATCGAGATCAGCCGCGACCTCGAGGCCACGCAGGGCGTGATGTTCAAATCCAGCAACCGGCTGGAAAGCGGCGACCGGGCCTTCATCTATGAGACCGAGACGCGCACTCGGGGCGAGATGAAGATCCCGCGCGAGTTCCGGTTGTCGATCCCACTCTACCAGGGCGAGGAGCCGGTCACGCTGCGCTGCGCCTTCCGCTTCCGCATCGGCGGGGGCGGGCTTCTGTTGGGCTTCGAGTGGCGTCGCGTCGAATACCAGCGCCAGGCCTATTTCGGGCAGATCGCGCATGCGATCGCCGAAGATACCGGTCGGCCGCTGTTCATCGGGAGGCTGAGCGGATGACGGATACATCAGCCACCACCGCCGAGCGGTTCACCACCCGTCAGCTGATTGAGGAAGCCACGCGCGAGGCGCGAATTCGCCGGCATGTCTACGGCAAGCAGGTGCGCGCCGGAAAAATGGACCCGAAGGATGCCGATCACAAGATCGACCTGATGGAAGCCATCGTCCGGCGCCTGACCCGCACGGCGCATCTTTGAGCCGCCCCGATCTCGACGACGGGATCGCGCACGTCGCCACAGTCGAACAGAGGAAGAAATGTCAGATCTGAACATTGCCGCTTGGGGCATCATCGGGTTTGTGGCGCTGGTCGTCATCTTTCGTTGGCTTGATCATCGGCACAAGGTTCGTGCGTGGCGCAAGGCCGGCAGGCAAGCGCACCGGATCATCTATGGATGCGATCCGGAGCAGGGGAATGGTCGGAATGACCCGTGAACGCCTGCCCACGCGGCGCCCGAACGAGACGCGCGAGATCGAGCATGCCGGGCATCGCTTCACGGTCACGGTCGGCTTCGATCTGCAGGCCCGCCCGCGCGAGGTCTTCGCCGACGGCGCCAAGATCGGCACCGATCTCGGCCATCTGATCAGCGATGCCTGCGTGGTGATTTCGCTGGCGTTGCAGCATGGCTGCCCGCCGGCGCTGCTTCCCAAAAGCATGGGGCGTGTGCCCGATCTGATCGCCGGGCCGGGGAACTGCCGCCCGGCCAGCGCGCTGGGGACCATTGCGGCGGCTGTGGCCGATGCCGATTACCTGGGGGCAGGGCCATGATGATCCCCGAGCCGCAACGCGTTGTTTCCGCTACGCTTCACCCGGAGATCCTGCGCCGCGTCATCAGCGGCCGGATCCGGCGCATCCATGTGCCCGACCGACGGTTTTCTCGGCTGACTGTTAACGACATGATCTGGGTTCGCGAGGGGCTGACGATCCCGATTCGACAGCCTGACGGCGATGCGCTCTCGGTGATCTATGGCGGCGATGGCAGCCACAAGGAAATCCGCTGGCCACGCGCCCTGGCGCGCCCCTCGGCGGGCTGGCTGGCGCCGCAGGCCATGCCTGTGCATGCCTCGCGCCTGACGCTGGTCGTGCAGGCCGTCGAGGAGATGCGCTTGCAGCAGATCACCGAGGATGCGGCCATCGCCGCCGGCGTGGATATCGAGCCGGTGGGCGGTTTCTCCAATCCGATGGTGCACAGCTATCACGGCCAGGTGTTCGAGACGGCCGCGGAGGCCTTCGGGCGTCTGTGGGACTGCACGCTGTATCCGGACATGCCGGATCCGCTGACCTGGGCCAGCAATCCCGAGGTGGTGGCGATCGAGTTCCGGGCGATCGCACGGAATGTCGCGCGGCTCTTTCCCGCGCTGGGATCGGGGGGTGTGCGATGAGCAAGCACAAGTTCTCGACGGCGGCGCTGGAACGGCTTCTGGAGATCGGCTTTACGCAGGCGGAGGCCGCACAGCAGTTGGGCGTCACGCGCGGCGCGGTCAGCATGCGGATCAGGCGCGAGAAGCTGGCATTGCCCAAGGGCGCCAACGACCCGGCTGTTCCCGGCAAGGCTGCCTCGGCGTCAGAGCCTGTCGATGACTATGCCTCACTGGTGGAGACCGGCGGGCGCTACCTGGAGCTTCGCGCCTGGGCCCAGGAGCGCGGCCTGACCCACACGCAGGCGCTGCAGCGCTGGCATCAGCTGCGCATCCCGGCGCAAGCGAGGCGGCCATGAACGCGTTTATCGAGGCCCATCGCGCCCGGCGCCGGTTCAGCACGGATGACCTGCTGGCACTCAGGGCGCTGGGGATCACGCAGACCGAGGCCGGCCGGCGCCTTGGCGTCACGCAAAGCGCGGTGGCGGCGCGCCTTCAGGCCGAAGGGTTGTCCTGGCCGCAGGCACGGCCCCGGCTGGATGCGGAGGATTTCGCGCGACTGTGGAACTGTCATTCGATCCCGACCGCGGAGATTGCCCGAGCATTGGGCGTCACGCGCCAGGCGATCAGCGATCGCGCCCAGCGCATGGGGCTTCCCAGCCGGGCGAAGCTGCGCAAGACGTTGATCCGGCGCGACGAGCTACGGGAGCTGTGGCTGGCTGGCGTGTCGCTGCGCGACATCGCCCGGCACTTCGGGCTCGCCAGCCCCTCCTGCGTCACGCATGCGGCGCGCAACGCCGGCCTGCCGCGGCGACAGCGCTCCAGGGGCGGCAAGACGCGTGGTGGCTGGGTCGGCACGATCTCGATGGCGGAATTCGCCGATCAGCGCCTGGCCGCGCTCATGGACGAGCAAGTTCGCGGGAGAGCTGCATGACCCGGCCGCGCGCAACACAAACGGATATGGGTTCAGCGCGCGCAGCGCGCTCGAATTTTTTTGCCAACGGAGGGCGGAAATCATGAGGCACCTGGCCGCGGTGGATGTCGAGGACCTGGCGGATTATCCGCTGTCGGACGAAGAGCGGGTCGACAGCCACCGTTTCATTCCCTGGGAACACCGGCGCTGGCTGACCTCGGACATGGCGCTCAATGCCACGCCCGAATGCCGGGCCTATTACTTCGACCTGATCTGCCATTCGCTCAACCACACGCCGCCGGGCACGCTGCCCTCGGATCTCGATATCCTGGCGCGGCTCTTGCGCGTGGATGGCAAGCATTTCGCGCAGCTTTGCCGGATGGACTTCGGCCCGCTGCACAAATGGCGGCCCTGCCGGTGCGGCGAGAAGGTGCGGCTCTATCATCCGACGGTCCTGCGCGTGCTGACCGAGGCCATGGCCCGGCGCGAAGATCACCGGGTGCGATCGGAAGCGGCATCGGTCGCGAAGCGGCAACTGCGGTTGCGGCAGACACTGGCGGGCTATCACGCGGATATGGCCCGGAATGACGCGGCTGTTCTGTGGATCGATCAATGGTTGGTCGAGCAAGACTGCGGATACCGCAGTGCCTCCTGGATCGAACGGGGCATTCAGGCCTGGACCAACCACATGCTCGATCTCGACGGCGTCGGGTCGGGCAGGGGAAGTGTCCGCAGAATGTCCTGAGAGACAGTCTTAGACTGTCCAAGACTGTCCTCCACGAAAGGACAGGACAAAGACAATGAAAAAGACAAAGACAAGGACAGAGACGATGCGCACCAATACACGCCGCAAGCCTGTGGATAACTCGGCTTTGCTGAGAAAAGATCGGGGGCGAAGCGGGATCGGCTGGCGCGAGGTGGAGGACCGGCTGGAAGAAGCGGCGGCCACGTTGCGGCGATTGCCCAACCCGCCGGGCTCGGGCCCGAAGGGGCACGGGTCCAGCTGGCCTGAGTATGTGCATGAGGCCAGGCATGCCTATGGGTATCACGCCGCACGCATGCGGGTCGTGCCATCGGCACGTGATATCGCACGCATGGAGGAGGCGATTGCCTGGCTCTTGCTGATCGCCGATCCCGACGACCGGCGCATCGTATGGATGCGGGCGGAAGGAATTCGCTGGCGCGAGGTTTGTGTTAACACTGGTTGCTCTCGGCCGACCGCGCACCGGCGCTGGTCCGCGGCGCTTCTGAGCATATCCAAGGCATTGAAGAATAAGGATAATGTGACTTCACTGCGGGCGCTGGCGAAAAAAGGCGGCGGATGAACCATGCGTGAAACCCACAAAACCACACGCGAAACCCACAAAAACCACCGTGAAGTGTGTTAATTTTCCACGAGACAAAAACACCGTTTCTGTGGCAGATTCTGTGTATCCTGAGAGGGGTCGCGTCCAGAGATCAGCGCCCCTCGAGCGCTCCATCCCCCTCCCTCGGGTCCTTCCCGGCGGTCGGCGTATGCGGGGGGCGGAGGCGCGTTAAGCCGCTAGCGTTAAACAAAAAAACGGGGTTTCCACTTTGGGTTTCCGGTTTCCACCCTGTTGGAAGGTGGAAACCTCGAGGGCGGAAACGGAACAGATCGAGAGGGCCGGGGCGCTGAACCCCGGCCTTTGTTATTGGCAGGGTGGCGCAGTGGTAGCGCGCTGGGTTCATACCCCTGAGGTCGCAGGTTCGACTCCTGCCCCTGCAACCAGGTTCGTTCGGGGATCGAGTGGCGGTGTCGCGATGCGCGCCGGCGCTCGGGTCTTCGGCGGATCGTCAGAAGTGTGACTTGGGCTCATCGGGCTTGCCTGCCGCAAGCGCCAGAAGGCCGCCGACAATACAAAAGCCGATGGGGAACATCGTGAAGACGCCGAAGCCAAAGGCGAAATACATCAGCGCGCCGGCGAGCAGCAGAAGGATGCCGCCAACGAGCGCACGGATCTTCGCCATGGCCCCGCCTGCGATCGCCATGAGTGGGGCGAGAAAGCTTGCCAGCCGGATCAGGTCCGGGTTGTCGACCTGTCCGAAGAACTTGCCGACCTCGGCGTGTCGATTAACGAGTTCGATGTATCCGTAACCGAAAAAGCCGACCAGCATCGCGATCAGTCCGCCGATCACTCCCAGTATCAGGGCAGCGTTGCGCATGCTGTCATCCTTCTCGCGCCGGTGCTTCGCAGAACATGTCCAGGTTCCGGACATATGCGAGTGCACCGTCCGCGACAACCATGCGGTACCGCAATGACGGAACCGCCATGGATCTGCGTGGCGTTCGCGCCGGGGGACAGGCCCGGTCATGCGAACGTCGCGATCCTGGTCTCTCGGTCTATCGGGAGGCCACAGGGCGCGCCAACGCCCTGCGACACGGGGAATGTTTCTGACGCACACCCCGCCGACCAACGTGAGCCTTATGGTCGCTCCCTGCCCACCGGTGGGTGGCGGCATCCTAAGGCCTCAACGAGAATGAAACGAGAACAAAATGCCGCGCCGCAGGTGCGGATGATGCCTGTCGAGCAGATTCTACCCTATGCGCGGAACGCGCGAACGCATCCGGACTGGCAGATCGACCAGATCGCGGCCTCGATCGCCGAATTCGGGTTCTGCAATCCGGTCCTGATCGGCGATGATTCGGTGATCGTCGCCGGTCACGGTCGGGTCCTGGCCGCAAAGAAGCTGGGCCTGGCCGAGGTGCCGGTGATCGTGCTGGCGCATCTGAGCCCGGCGCAGCGCCGGGCGCTGGTGATCGCCGACAACAGGATCGCCGAGAATGCCGGCTGGGACGAGGAGATGCTGCGCGCCGAGCTGGCGGAGTTGCAGGACGAGGACTTCGACCTGGATGTGATCGGCTTCTCGGAAACAGAGCTCGATGAGCTGCTGGGCGATCTCGACACGGACGAGGCGCTGCCGGCGGAGCTGGGTGATCCGGACTTCGTGCCGGAAGCCCCGCCGCGGCCGGTCTCGGAACGCGGGGATGTCTGGCTCCTGGGGCCGCATCGGGTCATGTGCGGCGACAGCACCGAGCCGAAGGAGCTGGAAGTGGTCTGCAACGGGGCGGTCGATGCCTGCTGGACCGATCCGCCCTACAACGTGAACTACGAGGGGGCGGCGGGGAAGATCGCCAACGACAACCTCGCGGAAAACGACTTCCGGCAGTTCCTGACCCGGGCGCTGAAAGCGGCGTCTAAGGTGATGAAGCCGGGCGCGCCGATCTATGTCGCGCATGCCGAAACCGAGGGCATCGCGTTTCGCCAGGCCTTTGCTGCGGCGGGGTTCAAGCTGTCGGGCTGCCTGATCTGGGTGAAGCCGTCGCTGGTGCTGGGCCGGTCGGATTACCAGTGGCGGCACGAGGCGATCCTCTACGGCTGGAAACCCGGCGCCGCGCATGCCTGGTATGGCGGGCGCAAGCAGACCACGGTGCGCGAGGGCAATGTGGTGCCGTTGCGCGCCATGCCGGATGGCAGGCTGCAGGTTGATGTGGCGAACAAGACCTTCGTGGTCTCGGGGCAGAACCTGTCGATCGAGGCTTTCGACGGCAGCGTGATCCGGGTCGATCGCCCGAAGCGCAATGCCGAGCACCCGACGATGAAGCCGGTCGCGCTGATCCTCGAGATGATCGAAAACAGCACCCGGCGTGGCGACACGGTGCTGGATCCGTTCGGGGGCTCGGGATCGACGCTGATTGCCTGTCACAAGGCGGGCAGGGCGGCCCGGCTGATGGAGCTGGACGAGCGGTACTGCGACGTGATCGTGAACCGCTGGCAGGCCTTCAGCGGCGAGACCGCGCGAGCCGAGGCCGATGGGCGAAGCTTTGAGGAGGTGAGGACGGCGCGATGTGTGGGTCTGGGGTGAGGGACGGTGCCGGTTGCGTTCTCGCGTTGGAAAGGTGTTGGGTGAACGGAGCTGACCTCTGGTAAGCCCCTAACAACGTTGATAATAGTTACCCAATTGGATTCATTGACAGAATCCAGGAAATTTGATACGTTAAAATGTGGGTCGCCGGGGAGCTCGGGTCGCCTCTAAACGTTGAGGTGGCGTCCGAAGGACGGTTGGCACAAGACGCTAGCCTAGCTAGCCTGACGATTAGACGAGTCCGGGGCCCACCACTGGTTTGGGTAACCAAAATGCCTGAAAATCGCCTGCTGCTCAGGTAAGAGCTTTGCTCCGCCAAGTGACGGCAATAGCTTGACCCCGTAGCCCGATGGATCATCGCCGGGCCTGTCTCGATATCTCGCCATACGTGGTGATAGCAGTTTCGCGAAGCTGGGATCACACGATCCAGTATTGTACTTGTCGACAGCTTTGAAGAATGCGCTTGCCACAATGTCTGCGATCTGTAAGCCGGCACGCTCGTAGTGAGGGTATACTTTCAATAAGTCATAGGAAATTGCGTCCCATTCAATCTTTCCGAAGCGAAGGAACGTATTGTCTCCTTGGTAACTAATCCATCGGTAATAGGCATTCATCTGAGAATACGATAGGCCGCCCATCTGACTGAACTCGATTTTGACCTTTTTGACCGCCTGGTAATGCTTTCGGGAATGCCATGCGACGTAATCAGTTATTCTTTCTAGTAGTAGGCGGGTCATCCAGTTGTAGAACCAACGCTGCGAAGGAACCTCGGATGCCAAGGGATTGGTGTAACCCTTCATGTTTTTCTTGTTGGAGCATACTACGAAGTACCTTGCGTTTAGTCCGGCAAGCTTTTCGCAAACGTATTGTCGCTTTTTTGCGTTTAGTTTCTTGAAATGAAGTCCGCGCCCGTGATAGCGCCACAGCCCGGAGATTATATCATTGACCCATTGAGTGACATCGTCCTCACGTGTCGCCTTGATCAAGACGCCTGAAACAATAAGCCATTCACTGCTTCCAGTTGGGTCGATTGGGCGAATGGTCTTGAGGCCGTCGTCACCGGCTTCGTCGATGTAAGCCACATACTGGTATTCTGGTTGCTGGACCATGAGGGGAATATGACGTTTCAAAAGGAAAAGAGTCAACTCGGCAAGTATGTTACGGCAGCTCCTGGGGAGGTTCGTTCGCCGCTCATTAACCCCGACTTTGCGCGACAAATGTCTCTGGTGGAGAATCTCATGAGCGAGGATCGTGAAGTCCTGCGGGTGTTGGGTAGGTAGTCGGCTGTTGCCGGCGCGGTTGCTGTCCGGTTTTGAGTCATCCTGAGCGCACGGCGGCGAAACCGCAAGTGATACGCAAGCCCTACTTGTTGCGGAAAACCGCCAGTCCAGTTCCCTGGCTTGGAACCGAACCGGCACCGACTCCTTTCGATCGGCAGGTATGTGCCTGTTTGCTTCGAACGAATGGAGGAAGACATGAAACAGGCAATCATGATCGTGGACGGGTAATACCGGCCCGATCGCAACATCTCATCTCGCCACACAGGCGAAAGGACCGGAGAGCGCGCCCTTGGCGCGCTCTCTTTTTTGTATCGCAGCAAGAGGAATCGTCCGCTGGATGGGTCTTTCGATCAGGGGTTATGCGCAACATCGCGCGGCGCAGGGCCTGCCGGGCACATCGCACACGGCGGTGCGCAAGGCGATCGCGTCGGGTCGGATCACGCCGGAGTCTGACGGGACGATCGACCCTGTGCTTGCCGATGCGCAATGGGCGGGCCAGACCGATCCGGCGATGCAGCGCGGTGCCGAGGCGCATGCCCAGGCGCTGGAGGCGCGCCAGGCTGCGATGCAGGAGGCTGTGGAGGACGACGGTCCTGCCCCGCGGTCCGAGGCTGGCGATGGTCCGAATAACTACGCGCGCGCAAAGTTCAACCGCGAGGTTTTGCAGGGGCACCTGCTCAGTGAGAGGTTGAAGCGCGAAAAGAAGATCGTGGTGAATCGCGCCAAGGCCATCGCGCTGTTCTTCGACATGGCGCGCAAGGAGCGCGATGCCTGGGTCGGCTGGCCGGCACGGGTGTCGGCCAACATGGCCGCCGAACTGGGCGTCGATGCGCATACGATGGAACACGTGCTCGATCACTACCTGCGCGAGCATCTTGAGATCATTGCAGAGGTGAAAATTGAGCTCCGTTGATGATTTTGACGGCGCGGATGAGCTGCGCCGCGCCTGGCTTGCGGGACTGGCGCCCGACCCGCCACTGACGGTGTCGCAATGGGCCGATCGGCACCGCATGCTGTCCTCGCGCGGTGCGGCCGAGGCCGGGCCGTACCGCACGGCGCGCACGCCTTACATGAAGGCGGTGATGGACGCGCTCAGCCCGTCGCATCCCGCACGGCGGGTGGTGTTTCCGAAAGCCGCCCAGGTGGGGGCGACCGAGGCGGGCAACAACTGGGTCGGGCATTGCGTGCATATCGCGCCGGGCCCGTTCTTGCTGGTGCAGCCGACGGTGGACATGGCCAAGCGCCTGTCGCAGCAGCGTCTCGAGCCGCTGATCGAGGAAAGCCCCGAGCTGCGCACGCGGGTGCTGCCGTCGCGCTCGCGGGATTCGGGCAACACGGTGCTCTCGAAACGGTTTCCGGGCGGGGTGCTCTTGATCACCGGCGCCAACAGCGCGGTCGGTTTGCGCTCGATGCCCGCGCGCAACGTGTTCCTGGACGAGGTGGATGCCTATCCGGGGGACCTTGACGGCGAGGGCGATCCGGTCGCGCTGGCCGAGGCGCGCACCATCAGCTTTGGCCACCGGGCGAAGATGTTTCTGGCCTCGACCCCGACGATTGCCGGGCTGTCGCGGATCGAGCGGGAGTGGGAATTGAGCGACCAGCGGCGCTATCATGTGCCCTGTCCGCATTGCGGCGGGCTGCAATGGCTGAAGTTCGAGCACCTGCGCTGGCCCAAGGGGCGGCCGGAGGATGCGGCCTATGTCTGCGAGCACTGCGACGAGGCAATCGAGGAGCGCCACAAGACCTGGATGATGGACCCCGACAACGGGGCCGACTGGATCGCGACGGCCGATCCCGAGGTCATCGAGCGCGCGCAGCGCTCGGGCATCGTGGGGTTTCATATCTCGGGGCTCTACTCGCCGCTGGGGTGGCTCTCGTGGGAGGATATCGCGGCGCAATGGGAAGACGCGCAGGGTAATGATGCGGCGCTGAAGACCTTCAAGAACACGATCCTGGGCGAGACCTGGCAGGAAAAGGGCGAGGCACCGGACTGGCAACGGCTCTACGATCGCCGCGAGGCCTGGTCTCTGGGCACCGCGCCGGCCGGCGTGCTGGTCCTGACCGCGGGCACCGATGTGCAGCGCGACCGGATCGAGATCGATATCTGGGGCTGGGGGCGCAACCTGCGTTCCTGGCTGGTCGATCACATCGTCATCGAGGGCGACACGTCGCGCCCGGAAATCTGGGATCGGTTGACGGAGATCCTGTCGCGCACCTGGCCGCATGCCAATGGCGGGCGGATGGCGCTGGCGCGGTTTGCGATCGACACCGGCGACGGGGCGACGACGGATGCGGTCTATGCCTGGGCGCGCGCCAATCGCGGCGAGCAGGTGATGGCGGTAAAGGGCCAGCGCGACGGCATCGTCAAGGCGCCGGTCGACGGGCCCAGCAAGGTCGATGTGACCGAGCATGGCCGCAAGATCCGGCGCGGCCTGTCGCTCTGGACGGTGAAGACGGGGTATTTCAAGTCCGAGACCTATCGCTTTTTGCGCCAGAGCCCGCCCACGGACGAGGATATCGAGGCCGGGCTCGACTGGCCGTCCGGCTATGTGCACATCCCCAAAGGGGGCGTGACGTCGGAATGGATCAAGCAGCTGACCGCCGAGCAGCTGGTGACGCGCCGCGACAAGCGCCGGGGCTACACGAAACTGGAATGGCAGCAGATGCGCGAGCGCAACGAGGCGCTCGATTGCCGGGTCTATGCCCGCGCGGCGGCCTGGCTGATGGGGATCGACCGCTGGGATGACAACCGCTGGCAGACGCTCGAGGCGCAGATCAAGCCCGCGCCCGAGGATACCGCGCCCGACGCCGAGCCGCCCCCTGCCGGGCGGATCCTGAGGCGCCGGGTAACGGCGCCGCGGGCCTATCGCGCGCGCTACATGGAGTGATCATGGCCTTTACCGAGGAAGAGCTCAGGCAGCGTCTGTCGGCGCTGCAGGATGCGCGCTGGCGCGGGGTTCGCGAGACCACCATCGACGGGCAGCGCGTGGGTTATGCCACGGATGCCGAAATGGCAGCAGCGATCCGCGACCTGGAAACCCGCCTGGCCCGGATCGAGGGGCGCAGCCGTCGCCGGGTGCTGCGTCCCTATGCGGTGAAGGATCTCTGACATGGCCATCATGCGCAATCTTCGCCGCCGGGTGGGTGCCTGGGTCGGCGGGTTCGATGCGGCCCTGGGCAACCGGCGGCTGAAAGGGTTTCGGCCGGCGCGGGCGCATGTGAATGCGCTCCTGGCCGCGGCCGGGCCGGAAATGAACGCCCGCGCACGCTGGCTGGTGCGCAACAACGGCTATGCCGCGAATGCGGTGGAAAGCTGGGCGGCCAATGCCGTGGGCGACGGGATCAAGCCCTCGGCGCGGGTGACGGTCGCCCGGCACAAGGTGGCGCTGCAGGATCTGTGGCTGGCCTGGACCGACGAGGCCGATGCCGAGGGGCTGACGGATTTCTACGGGCTGCAACGCCGGGCCGCGCGCGAGGTGTTCATCACCGGCGAGGTGTTCTTGCGGTTTCGCCCGCGGCGCCCGGAGGACGGTCTGCGGGTGCCGATGCAGCTGCAGATGCTGCCCTCGGAAATGCTGCCGGGCGAGATCAATCGCCCGGCGGCGATCGAGGGGCACTGGATCCGCCAGGGGATCGAGTTCGACCGGATCGGCCGGCGCGTGGCCTATCACTTCCACCGGCGCCATCCGTCGGATCCGACCGAACCGGGGTTGAAGAACGAGACGGTGCGGGTGCCGGCCTCGGAAGTGGTGCATGTCATGGATCCGGTCGAGGCCGGCCAGCTGCGCGGCGTGTCGCGGTTTGCGCCTGCAATGGTGAAGCTTTTGCTGCTTGATCAGTATGACGATGCCGAACTCGATCGCAAGAAGGTCGCAGCGCTCTACGCGATGTTCGTGACCAACGCGCTGGGGGAGGGCGAGGATCCCCTGATGCCGGAAGAGGGTGACGAGCTCGAGGTCTCGCCGGGCTCGATCGTGAATCTTCTGCCGGGGCAGGAGGTGACGATTGCGGATCCGGCGGATTCGGGCTCGACCTACGAGCCCTTCCAGTTTCGCACGCTGCTGCAGGTCGCGGCCAGTCTCGGCATTCCCTATGCCTATCTGACCGGCGATGTCGCGCGCGGCAATTTCTCGAACTCGCGGCTGTCGCTGATGGAGTTTCGCAGGCGCGTGTCGTCCTGGCAGCACAGCGTGATGGTCTACCAGCTGTGCCTGCCGGTCTGGGAGCGCTGGATGGACACGGCGGTGATGGCCGGCGCGCTTCGGCTGCCGTCCTATGAGCGCCGCCGCGCGGACTACCAGGCCTGCGTCTGGTTGCCGACGCGTTGGGACTGGGTCGATCCGCTCAAGGATACCAATGCCGAGCTGGCCCAGATCGCGGCCGGCCTGAAATCGCGCACCCAGGCGGTGTCCGAGCGCGGCTATGACGCCGAAACGCTCGATCGCGAGATCGCGGCCGAGCGCGCGCGCGAGCGCGAACTGGGGCTGGATTTCCGCCAGCCGGGATCGCCCGCGCGCGGGGCGTCGGAGACGCAACCCGAAGGCGGGGAGCGGCGCGACGACGAGGACGACGACACCCGGCAATCGCCCGAGGAGCAAGAGTAAAGCATGCAGTATCCGATGATTGCGCAGCGTGTGTTCAACACGCCGCTTCTGGTGGACCCGTCCAAGGGCCACGCCTTCCTGACGGGGCTTGGCGCGCGCCTGGTCGACGGGGCACTGAGCCTGCCGGCAATCGAGAGCGATGCGGCCCGGCTCGAGCGCGCCAGCCGCGTGCAGCCGCGCCTGTCGATCCTGGGCGGGGAGCTGATCGAGGGGTATCGCGCGCGGGGGCGGCGGATGTTCTCGATGCGCGATGGCATCGCCATTGTCGAGATGACCGGCACGCTGGTGCATCGCGGCGACTGGGTCGGCGAGTCCTCGGGCACGACCTCCTACGAGGGGCTCGCCCAGCAGATCGAGGCCGCGGCCACGGATCCGGCGGTGCGCGGCATCGCGCTCGAGGTCGACAGCTTCGGCGGCGAGGTTGCGGGGGTGTTCGATCTGGCCGACGCGATCCGTGCGGCCCGCGCCAAAAAGCCCGTCTGGGCCTTCGTGGCCGAATCCGCGCTCTCGGCGGCCTATGCGCTGGCCAGCCAAGCCGACCGGATCGTGCTGCCGCGCACGGGCGAGGCGGGCAGCATCGGCATTTTGATCGTGCATGCCGATTACAGCCAGCGGCTGTCGGACGAGGGCGTGGCGGTCAACATGATTCATGCCGGGGCCCACAAGGTCGACGGCAACCCCTACGAGGCGCTGCCCGAGGCGGTGCGCGATCAATGGCAGGCCGAGGCGGAAACCCTTCGATCGATGTTCGCCGAAACCGTCGGCGCCGGGCGCGGCGCACGTTTCGATGCCACGGCTGCTCTGGCCACGCAGGCGCGGGTGTTTCGCGGTGCGCGCGCCGTCGAGGCCGGGCTGGCCGACGCGGTCTCGGATCTGCGCGCGGCCTTTGCGGCCTTTGCCGAACATGTCCATCGCCGCCAGCCGGCGGCACTCACTTCCACCGCCACGGGCGAAACCAACCAGAAGGAGCTTGCCATGACTGGCACGACGAAACCCACCGCAGCGGTTGCCGATGCGCAGCCCACCGCGACGATCACCGAAGACGACGCCGAGGCCGTAAGCGTCACGACCGATACGACCGCGCCCGAGGCCGACGCACCCGAACAGGAACCGGCCCCGGCCGCAGCGGCCGCGCCGGCGCCCGCGCGTCATGCCGCGGGCAATCTGTCGCGCCAGGAGGCGGCGGCGATCGCCGAGGTCGGCGCCCAGGCCGAGCGGCTCGGCGTGAAGGTCAATGTTGCCGAGGCCATTCGCGAGGGTGTCAGCGCCGATGCGTTGCGCGCGCGGGTGCTCGAACAGGCCAGCGCGCGTGGCGATGCCACGGCGATCGTGCCTGCGGCCCCGGCCCGCGGCGCCAAATCCGCCGAAAGCCCGCTGGTGGCGGCCGCAAAACGCGCGGCGGCGCAGGCATCCAACCGGCCTGCGCACTGAATCCCCCCGCAGCGGCGGGCGCCGTCGCTGTTTTTTCCCTGGCCATTGAAAGGAGAGACCAATGGCACCGCTTGTGAAGGCGCCCACCGAGGGCGATCTGCTGAAGCTTGACCTGGACAAGAACTACACCCGCGAGGCGGTCACGCTGCTTGCGGGCACCGATTACGAGATCGGCTCGGTTCTGGGTCAGTTCACCTCTGGCGACAATGACGGCAAATACGCGCTGTCGCCCAATGCCGCTGGTGAGCCCGATACCGGCGAACAGGTTGCCGCCGGCGTCCTGATCCAGGCGGTGGATGCCAGCGACGGCGATGCCACCGGCATCATCATCAAGCGCGGCCCGGCGATCGTGGCGCGCGACATGCTGGTTTACGACGATTCCGTCGACGACAGCACCAAGGTCGAGGCCAAGCTCGCGCAGCTGACCACGCTGGGCATCGTCGCCCGAGAAAACGTCTGATCCCGGGCCCGGCGCTCAGACCCCATCCCTGTTCAGGAGACAGAGACCATGACCATCACCCGTAACCCCTTCGACGCAGGGGGCTATTCGCTTGCGGAGATGACGCAGGCGATCAACATCCTGCCGAACCTCTATACCCGGCTGGGCCAGATGGGCCTCTTTCGCTTCGAGGGCGTCACGCAGCGCAGCGTGATCATCGAGCAATACGAGGGCCAGCTGAACTTGCTTCCGACCGTGCCCTGGGGCGCGCCCGCGACCGTGGGCTCGCGCGAGGGCCGCTCGATGCGTTCCTTTGCCGTGCCGCATATCCCGCATGACGATGTCATCACGGTGATGGACATCCAGGGTCAGGCCGCGCTCGGGGCGCCGGCCGAGGTCGATCCCATGGCCGAGGTCATGAATCGCAAGCTGACCCTGATGCGGCGCAAGCATGCCCAGACCCGCGAATACATGGAGATCAACGCGTTGCGCGGCATCGTCAAGGACGGCCGCGGCACCACGCTTTACAACTACTTCAACGAATTCGGCCTGAGCCAGATCAGCGTCGATTTTGTCCTGGGCACGTCGGGCACCAATGTGCAGGCCAAGTGTCGCGAGGTGGTGCGCGCGGTCGAGGACAACCTCCTGGGCGAGACCATGACCAGCGTGCATGCGCTGGTCAGCCCGGAGTTCTTCGACAAGCTGATTGGCCATCCCAAGACCGAGGAGGCGTACAAGTTCTATGCCGCGACCGGGGCGCAGCCGCTGCGCCAGGATGTGCGGCGCAACTTTCCCTTCGCGGGGATCCTCTTCGAGGAGTACAACGCCAGCGTCACCCTGGCCGGTGGCGGATCCGAGCGGCTGGTGCCCTCGAGCGAAGGCGTTGCCTTCCCGCTGGGCACGATGGACACCTTCACCTCCTATGGGGCCCCGGCCGATCTTCTGGAGGCGGCCAACACGATCGGCCAGGAGATGTACGCGCGCCAGCTGATCGAGCCCAAGGGCCGCTGGATCGATCTGATGACCGAATCCAACATCCTGCCGGTCAACAAGCGCCCGCGCCTGGCAATCCGCCTGCATACCTCGAACTGATCCGAAACCGGATCCTGCACCGCGCGGGGACACGCCTGCGCGGTGATCATTGACATTTATCCATTCCGGAAAGCCCCGATGAACGCCTTCGCCGCCTCCACCGATATCCTGTTCACCGACCCACATCTGTCGCAGGCCGCGATCTACCGGGCCGGGGGAACGGGGGCCGAGGTGCCGGTTCGGGTTGTCCGGCGCGCGCCCGATCGCCTGGCAAGTTTCGGCGAGGGACGGTTCGTGACTGACTCGGTCCTGATCGACGTGCGCACCTCCGATATTGCTGAGCTTGCCGAGGGCGACACGTTCGAGATCGACGGCGCCCTTTACGAGGTCCGCGGTGCGCCGGTGCGCGATGGCCGGCACCTGACCTGGGCGGCGGAGGCCCGGCAGCTGTGAGGCTCGGGGTCGAGACGCTCGATGATCTGCGCAAGATCATGGAGGAGGAAGAATACGCGGGCAGGGTGGCGGTCTCGCGCGGCATGCAGGCGGCGTCCAGCGGACTGAAAGCGGCCTGGCGGCGCCAGGTGGAAAGCGCAGGGCTCGGCTCGCGGCTTGCGCGCACGATCCGCAGCGAGGTCTATCCCAAGCGCAAGCCCTCGAGCAGCGCGGCCGCGCTGATCTGGACGCGGGCGCCGAAACTGATCGGCGCGTTCGATCGCGGGGCGACCATCAAGTCGAAGGACGGCTTCTGGCTCGCAATCCCGACCGAGGCGGCTGGCCAGCGCGGTCTGGGCCGTGCCCGGGTCACGCCGGGTGGGTGGGAGCAGCGCACCGGGATCCGGCTGCGCTTCGTCTATCGCTCGCCGCTGCCGAGCCTGCTGGTTGCGGATGATGCGCGCATGTCGACGCGCGGGCGCGCGGCGATGAACCGCCGGCGTCGGCGCCGCGATGGCATCCGGACCGGATCGATGACGATCCCGATCTTCATCCTGGTGCCGCAGGTCAAGCTGCGCAAGCGCCTTGATCTGGCGCGCGACGCCGAGACCTGGGCCGCGCGCCTGCCGCGCCTGATCACCTCGAACTGGCCGAGGACCTGAGACATGCCCGAGCGCAAGAGCGAAACCGTGCTGATCGCACTCCTGGCGGCGCTGGAGGCGGCCAGGCCCGCGGGCGCCAGCCTGGCGCGCAACGTGGTGCTGCCGCAATCCATCCCCGGCGCCGGGGCAATGATCTTGCGCGATGGCGATCCGGGTCAGCCCGAGGTGACGCTCTCGCCGCGGGCCTACCACTACGAGCACCGCGCCGAGGTCGATCTCTTGATCGATCGCGCACCGGGCGCGCGCGATGCCGCGTTCGACGCCCTCGTGCGCGCGGTCGGCGCGGCCGTGGCAGCCGATCGCACGCTGGGGGGCCTGTGCGACTGGGTCGAGGGCGAGGCGCCGGCGCCGCTGGCGCTGGCCATCGAGGGCGCCGAGGGCCTCAAGGCCGCCACCATCGAACTGGTGCTTCACTATTCAACAGCGGATCCGCTGGTCTAACGGAAAGGAAATCCCACCATGGCACGCGCAAACGGGGCGCGGGCGCAGATGGCGCTTGCGTTCGAATCCACCTATGGAACCCCGCCGGGGTCGGGTTACACCCGCATGCCCTTCGCCAGCTCGACCCTGGGCGGCGAGCAGCCGTTGCAGAATTCCGAGCTTCTGGGCTATGGGCGCGACCCGCTCGAGCCAATCAAGGATGCGATGACGGTCGATGGCGACGTCGTGATCCCGATCGACATGCGCGCGATCGGCTTTTGGCTCAAGGCGGCCTTCGGCGCGCCCGAGACGACCGGATCGGCGCCCGACCCGATCAGCCACGCGTTTCAATCGGGCAAGTGGGATCTGCCATCGATGGCGATCGAGATCGGCATGCCGGAGGTTCCCAGCTACGCGCTTTATTCCGGCTGCAAGCTCGATCAGCTGAGCTGGACCATGCAGCGCACGGGGCTTTTGACGGCGACCGCGCGGCTGATCGCCCAGGGCGAGACGATCAACACGAGTTCGCAGACCGGCACGCCCGACGAGATCGTGCTCAAGCGCTTTGGGCATTTCAACGGGCAGATCAAGCGCAACGGCACCACGCTGGGGAATGTCGTCACCAGCGAGGTGACCTATGCCAACAACCTCGATCGCATCGAGACCATCCGCGACGACGGCAAGATCGACGGCGCCGATCCGTCCATGGCCGCCCTGACCGGGCGCATCGACGTGCGCTTTGCCGACACGACGCTGCTCGATCAGGCGATCGCGGGCACGCCCTGTGAGATCAGCCTGGGCTGGGAACTGGCGAGCGGCGAAAGCCTGACGCTGGTTGCCCACAATGTCTATCTGCCCCGGCCCCGGCGCGAGATCGCCGGGCCCCAGGGTGTCCAGGCCTCGTTCCAGTGGCAGGCCGCGCAACTCGATGGTCAGCGGATGTGCACCATCACCCTTGTCAACGACGTGGAGGAGTACTGATCATGCTCAGGCTCAACATCAAGAACGAGCCGCGCTGGCTCGATTGCGGCCATGGCGTGCGGCTGCAGCTCAAGCCCGCGACATCGAGCATCATGGTCGCGGCGCGCCGCGATCCCATGGTGCGCGAGCTGCTGCCCGACACCGGTTCGGAGGACGAGGTCGAGGCGATCCCGACCGAGGTCCAGGACGCGCTGGCGGTGGCGATGGCGCGCGCGGTGGCGCGGCGCTGCGTGATCGGCTGGGAGGGTGTGGGCGATGAGGACGGCAATCCGATCCCCGAGCCCACGCCGGAAGGGATCGATGCGCTGATCGATGTGCCGGGCATCTTCGAGGTGTTCCAGAATCGCTTCCTGGGCCCGGCGATGCTGCTGGTGACGGAAAAAAACGGCTCCGCGCCCTCGCCGAGTGGCACTTCGGCGGCGGTGCGGACTACTGCCAGGCGTGCCCGCTCCAATGCGAAACCTGCCCCCAAACCGAAAACGCGCCGCTGACACATGAGGGCGAGCGGATCTGGGACCTGGTCCTGCGGCTGGGTGGCCAGATCCGCATCGTCAACAATGCCGTCATCGGCTGGGACATGGGCGCGGCGCTGGCCATGGCGCGCGCGCTCGGCATTCCGGCTGTCATCGCCGCCGAACTGCTTCCTGAAATCGAGGCCGTGATGGCCGCGAAGCTTAACGAACACCACCGATCCGGGGACACCTGATGAGCGAGAAACGCGTATCCGTTCGCCTGCGCGCCGAGGGCGGGGGACAGGTGCGCGCCGAGTTCGAGGGCGTCGGGCATTCCGGCGAGCGGGCGTATCGGCGCATCGGCGAGCGGGCGGAATGGACCGGGCGCATTTTGCGCCGTGTCATGGGGTTCCTGGCCGCGGGCATTTCGCTGCAGCAGCTCAATTCGATGACGCAAAGCTACACGCAGATCGGCAACGCGCTGCGCGTCACCGGTGTTGCGGCCGAGGATGTCTCCGACGGGATCGCCCGGCTGGGCGCGATCGCGCAGCGCACGCGCTCGCCGCTGGAGGCGATGGCGCAGCTCTTTCAGCGGGTGTCGATGGCCTCGACCGAGCTCGGCGCCAACCAGGCGCAGATCCTGCGCTTTACCGAGAACATCGGCCTGGCGCTGGCGCAGCAGGGCGGATCGGCCGAGCAGGCCTCGGGCGCGCTCTTGCAGCTCAGCCAGGCCCTGGGCAGCGGCACGGTGCGCGCCGAGGAGTTCAACTCCATCCTCGAGGGCGCGTTTCCGATCGCGCAGGCGGCTGCGCGCGGCATCGACGAGGCTGGCGGTTCGGTTGCGCGGTTGCGCCAGCTGGTGATCGACGGCGAAGTGTCCTCCGAGCGGTTCTTCGCGGCGATCCTGTCGCAAACCGAGGAACTGGAGCGCACCTTTGCCGAGACCGATCCGACGATCTCGCAGGCCTTTGGCAACATGCGCACCGCCATGGTGCTGTATCTGGGCGAGACCGACCGGGCCCTGGGCGCCAGTGCGGCGCTGGCAAGCGGCATCCTGCTGCTTGCCGACAATATCGATATACTGGTCTCGGGCGCGATCGGGCTGGGCATCGTCGTGACCGGGCGCTGGCTGATCTCGCTCGGGGCGCTGCGCGCGCTCATGGTGGCCGTGAATGCGACTTTCGCCGTGACGGGCGGGTTGCTGACCGGTGGTGTGGCGGGCGGACTGGCGGCGGCGGCCAATGCCACGTTGGCCTGGCGCGCCGCGCTGGTGGCGTTGCGCGGGGCGCTGATCCTGACGGGCTTTGGCGCGCTGGTGGTCGGGGCAGGGGTCCTGGTCCATCTCTTCACGCAGCTGGTGCGGGGCTCGGGCGGTTTCGGCAATGCCTTGCAGCTCTTGGGCGATCTGGCCCGCGCGACATTCGCCGGCATGGGCAATGTGGTGCGCGCCTGGGGTGACGGCTTCCGCGCGATCACGCTTGATCTCGAAGCGACGTGGACGCGGTTCGTGGGGTATCTGGCGCAGAAATGGGCCGATTTCCTGGGCATGATCGCACCGACCTGGAACGGCGTCATGGAGCGGTTGGGCGTCGATCTCGAAATCGATGCCCTGGGCGCGGAAGCCTATGCCTCGGCGCTCGAACATGCCGCCGAAAGCCGCGCGAGCCTGGCCGAGGAGATGCGCCGGCGCGAGCGCGACGGGCTCGCCACGGCCTTTGATGAGACGCGCGAGGCCTGGGCGGCATTGCTCGCAGCCATGGAAGCGGCCGATGATGGCGCCAATGGCGGGATGGAGGATGCCCTGGCATCGGCCGAGGACCTGGCGGCGGCGCTGCGCGAGGCAGGTGAGGCGGGCGGCCGGGCAGGCCGGCAATCGGCCGATGGCGCGGACGAGGCGGCGCAGGGCTGGAAGCGCGTCTCGCAGATCATGTCGAAATATGCGACCGAGTCGATGGACTGGGCCTCGAACCTGGGCGGCGGCATCGTCAACGCGTTTCGCTCGGCCGAGAATGCGCTCGGGGACTTCGTGCGCACCGGCAAGGTGGATTTCCGCGGCCTGGTGCAATCGATCCTGGCCGATATGGCGCAGATTGCCGCGCGGCAGTTCATCTTCGGCCCGCTCTTGCAGGCTTTCTCGGGGTTGCTCGGCGGGATCGGCGGTGGCGGGGGTGGCAAGATCCTGAGCGGCACGCTTGGAGCGGCGGCGCCGGCGCTGGCCGGTGGGGCCGCGGCCGGGCTTGGCGGCGCGCTGGCGGGCGGGCTTGATGGCATGGGAGGCCAGCGCGCGCTTGCTGCTGCACCTGCTGGCACTGCCGCGCCAACGCGTGGCGGTACGCCCAGCCGGCTGGATATCGGCTTCGATCGCAGCATGGACGGCTTCCGCGCCCAGCTCCGCGATGAAAACGGACAGCTGATCCAGGAGGCGTTCCAGCATCACGATCGCCATGTGCTGCCGGACGCGGTTCAGCACATCATCCGCAACCCGAGGGAGAAGAACTGATGATGTTCGGGGTCATGAACCGCGCCGCGCGCGCGGGGTCAGGCGTTGGCCACGCGCAGCATCTTCGCGAGGATGTCGAGGGCACGGTGTATCTGCAGCTCCTCGACGCTGCCCGTTCCGGCGTGTTTGGTCTCCGAAAGTATCGCGTAGAGCGATCGGTAGGTCTCGATGCGCCAGCTGTCACCGGGCATGACGTCCTCGCACAGGTCCGCAAGGAGCTTCGTGCTCTGGATGAACGCCGCGATCATCGTCGCGGAATCCTGGGGGATGCTTGCGCCGATCACTTCCTGGGGCGGAGTGATCTTCAGCGGGCGGTCGCCGTCGGGATACATGGTGAAAGCCTCCATCGACCAGCCAGGGCCGCGAGGTTTCTAGCGCACCACCGCTGCCGGGCCAAGCCCCCTTGCGTCCGCGGATGATCACATCATGACCGACACGACCTTCTTCGCCGGCCTGCAAATCAGCGCCATTCGCTGGTGGCTGAACGAGCCCGTCGAGATCAACCGGCTGGGCGACGGCTCGATCCTCAAGGGCAGTCTTGGCGCGGCACTCTGGCGGGGCGAGGCGACGATTGCCAAACGGCATCATCGCGATCTCGCCGCCATGGAGGCGCGTATCGCGCGGCTGCAGCGCCCGGGGCAGACGTTCCTGGCCTTCGATCCGCGCTACAACGGCCCGCGCGCCGATCCGGGCGGGGTGGTGCTCGGTGCGAACACGCCGGTCTTGCACACGCTGGCTGCGAACAACCGCGAGATCCGGATCTCGGGACTGCCGTCGGGCTACGTGATCAGCGATGGCGATCTCGTGGGCTGGCAGTATGGCACCAATCCGGTGATCCATGCGCTTCACCAGGTGGTGGCCGGGGCCACCGCCTCGAGCGGCGGGCTGACACCGCTCATTGAAGTGACGCCCTTCGTGCGCCCCGGTGTGGTTCCCGGCTCCACGCAGGTGGCCCTGGTTCGACCGACCATCAAGGCTGTCCTCGAATCGGCCGATTACGGACACGGCGTGCGCGTGTTCACGCAAGGCGCAACGCTGCGCTTCATTCAGACCCTGAGGTGACATGATCAATCGACGCCGACAATACGACGCAATTCGCGGTCGATCCGACTTTGCCAGCCGGGACCGTCCTTCTTGAAGTGTTCGATCACTTCGGGGCTGAGGCGAATCGTCGTGCTGACCTTGGTTTTGTCGGATTTCGGACGGCCACGCCGAACCTCGGCCCTAGCGAACTTCGCCTGCCATTCGGGCGTGGAGAGGTCCGGCGCGTCATCCTCGAAGTCGGGGTTCATATAATTTTTGTTCACGGTCATTGGCCTTCCTTATGCTGATGATGCGGCGCGTTGTGCCGCGTGGTGTCCAAACCAGAACGACCATTCGACCCGCCATGAACCCGATGGTGATGAACCGCGGTTCGCCATAGGCGACGCGGTCATCTTCTACACTCATGTGTGGGCCATCGAACGCCTCGCCCGCGTCTGCCATGTCCAGTCCCCGCGCTTCCAGGGTGGCGTCGCGTTTGGCGCGGTCGAATTCGATCTGCATGGATATTTGTTACTACAAAAAACAAATAAAGGCAAGTTCTGAAACTGCGAAAAACCGGCACGGGTCGGGCGCAATCCGCCGAGGATAGCCGCGACACACTGCCGTCAACCCGAGCCGCGCAACGCTGCGCTTCATTCAGACCCTGAGGTGACATGATTACGATCGATCCGGCCGAACTGGCCGCGCTGGAAGCGCGCGCCGGGGTGGTTGCGCGCACCCTTTTGTGGGTGGAAGCGAAGAACCGCGACACCGGCGAGACCGAGACCATGGGCCTGTGGAATGGCGAGGGGACGCAGGTCTTCGAGATCGAGGGCGAAACCCGGGTCTATCGCGGGCCCGCGCTGCCGAGCATCTCGCCGATCCGGGGCGGTGTCGGCCTCGTGGTGCGCCAGGTGCGGATGGAGGCGGCGAACCTGAGCGACGAGGTGCAGCAGGTGCTGCGCGGCTATGAGGCGCGACTGGCGCGCGTCGAGATTCACCACGCCATGTTCTCGCTGGAAACCAACACCCTGGTGGCAGCGCCGCGCCGCCGGTTCAAGGGACAGGTCGACAAGGCGCCGGAGATCCGGGCCGAAACCGGCGGCACGAGCCGCGCCGAGATCATCCTCGCGAGCGCCGCGCGTGTGCTTACGCGCACGCTGGCACTCTTCAAGTCCGATGCCGATCAGCGCGCGCGCAATCCCAACGACCGCTTCGCCGAATACGGCCCCAGCGCCGGGCTCAAGGCGGTCTGGTGGGGCGAAGAGGAGCTGCGCCGCGGCGGCGGTGGCGGGGAAGGGCGCGGGCGGTGGGACCGCGACGACCGGGGGCGCGATCCATGGACCTGAGGGCGTATCTGCGCGCGGCCCGCGCCCGGCCGTTTCGCTATGGCCGCTGGGACTGCGCGCTCTTTACCGCCGGCTGGGTGGAGTTGCGCACCGGGCGCGATCTCACGCTGGGCATTCGCTATGACAGCCTGCGCGATGGTCGCGCGAAACTGGCCGCGGCGGGCTTTGCCGATCATGTCGCCGTCGCGGCCGCGCAACTGCCCCGAATCGCCGTTGCCATGGCGCAGGAGGGTGATGTCGCGGCTTTGGGGGCCTCGCTCGGCATCGTCGCCGGCGAGCGCCTCGCGTTTCTCAGCCGCCGGGGCGTCGAATACCTGCCGCTTCTTTCCGCCGATCGTGCCTTCAAGGTGAGACCTCACTGATGCGTCTTCTGTCGCTCCTACTCCTGGCTGCCGTCCTGGTGGTCTGCCTCGGCACGCCTGCGCAGGCCGATCCGCTGTCGGCCCTGTTTCTGAGCCTCAAGGCCTTTGCGGGCACGACGATCGGCGGCCTGATCTTCAAGGTGGCCGCGGCCTTCGTGCCGACCATGCTGGGACGATTGCTGGCGCAAAAGCCCAAGCAACCGGGCGTGCGCATTGACGGCATGACCGGCGGCGAGGAAATCCCGCAAAGCTTCCCGATCGGCCGTCGCAGCGTGCCCGGCCATCTGCGCTATCACAACAGCCACGGCGGCGGCGACACGCCGAACGAGTTCTACCAGATGGTGATCAGCGTCTCGGATCTGCCGGGGGTGGCGCTGCGCCGGTTGCGGGTTGGGGACAAGTACACCGATCTGGGCGAGACGCTTCATCCGAAATACGGCGCGCCGATGTTGCGGTTTCGTCGCCAGGGCCAGGACAACGGCTGGATCCGGTTCTATGACGGCACCCAGACCGAGGCCGATCCCGATCTCGTCAACGCCTATGAAAACGACCCCGACGAGCCCTGGACAGACAACCACATCGGCTATGGCATCGCCTATGCGATCATCACCCTGCGCCTCAACCGCGAGGTCTGGCAGGGATTGCCCGAGTTTCGCTTCGTGCTCGACGGCATCCCGCTTTACGACCCGCGCAAGGACACGAGCGTCGGCGGCGACGGGTCCCATCGCTGGGACGATCCCTCCACCTGGGAGTCATCCGAGAACCTCGCGGTGATGGTCTACAACATCCTGCGCGGCATTCCGCTTCCCGACGGCAATATCTATGGCGGCCGGATCCCGGCCGAGGATCTGCCGCTGTCGAACGCGATCGCCGGCATGAACGTCTGCGATGTCGACCTGGGCAACCGGCTGCAGTTCACCGGCGGGCTCGAGCTGCGCGTCGATCGCGAACCGGCCGAGGTGATCGAGGAGCTGCTCAAGGCGGGGCTTGGCCACATCAGCGAGACCGGCGGCGTGTTCCGCACCCGCTGGGGCGCGCCCGATCTGCCGGTCTATTCCTTCACCGACGACGACATCGTCATTACCGCGCCGCGCCAGTACGACCCGTTCCCCGGCTTGCAGGACACCCACAACGCGATCCGCGTGTCGCATCCGAGCACCAGCAATCTCTGGGAGCCGGTGCAGACGCCGATAATCACCAATGCCGACTGGGAAGAGGCCGATGGCGGGCGGCGCCTGATCACGCAGCTCTCGGTGCCGGCTTGCTTCAATCACGGCCAGGCGCAGCATCTCGCGCGCGCCTATATCGAGGATGCGCGCCGGTTTCGGACGCATACGATCGTTCTGCCGCCCGATGCGCAGGTCCTCGAGGCCCTCGATGCCACCGAATGGAGCAGCGACAAGGAGGGCTATGCCGACAAGATCTTCGAGGTTACCGAGGTTGAATACCTGCCGTTCTCTCTTCTGGTGGGTGTCACCTTGCGCGAGCGCGACCCCGCGGACTTCGTGCCCCATCCCGAGGAGGAGCTGCCCCCACCCCCCGAGTTGGACCCGACGCCGGTCGATGCGCGCACCACCCCCGACACGTCCTGGTCTCTCACCCCGTCCAGTATCCGCGATGCGGCCGACGAGCCCCGCCGTCCGGCGTTCGATATCGGCGTGGTGCCCGAAGCCTTCCGCGATGCCCGTGCGATCCGGTATCGGGCGAAGGTCGCGGCCACCGGCGAGGTGATCACCTCGGGCCGCTTCTCGCCCGAGGACGGCAGCGCGCGCGTGTCCGACGGCGTTGTCGCGGGTGAATCCTACGAGGTGGAAATCCGCCCGATCATGGATCGCGAGACCGCCTGGTCGGATCCGAAGGCGGTCACCGTGCCGGATGTGCGGCTGCGCGCGGGCGATCTCGATGACAACATCCTGCCCGATCTCTTCGAGGAAGCCGGTGTCAGCCCGATCCGGATCGTGGACACCCTGCCTGCCAGCGGCGAAGAGAACGAGCTGGTCTGGCTGCGCCCCGAGAGCAAGCTCTATCGCTGGGACGGATCGGAATGGGTCACGGCCGCCCCGCAGGAATTCGACTGGGATGACTTCCCCGAGGATGCCCGGCCATTGCGGATGGTCGATACCCTGCCGACTAACGGCGAGATGGACGAGCTGGTCTGGCTGCGTCCTGAGAAGCGCATTTACCGCTGGGATGGATCGGACTGGGTGCCGAATGTCTCGGAGGTGGATGTCGACAGCTTCCCGCCCGAGCTGCGCCCGATCGAGGTCGTGACGGCGCTTCCGACAAGCGGCAATTTTGAGGGCCGCCTGGTCCTGTTCGAGGGCGATATCTATCGCTTCCACGATGGGGACTGGACCCGCAATGTGCCGGCCGAGGCCATCGACGGTGAATTGCTGGAAGAACAGATTGGCGACGGCGCGATCAACACCGCGAAATTCGCAGCGGGTCTGCGCCCGATCGAGATCGTCAGCACGCTGCCCGGCACCCCGCATGTGCAGGGCCGCACGGTTCTTCTGACGACCGACAACAAGCTCTACCGCAATACCGGTTCCGGCTGGACGGCGGCAGTGCCCGCGGATGATATCGCCGGGCAGATCGCCGCAGCCCAGATTGCCGCGCTCGAAGCGTCGAAGATCACGGGCCAGCTGTCGAATGATCAGATCGCGGCGCTGGCGGCGGCCAAGCTGACGGGACAAATTGCCGAGACCCAGATCTCGGATAGTGCTATCAGCACGCCGAAGCTGGCCTCGGGTGCCATCACCACGGCCAAGCTGGCAGCGGATGCTGTGACCGCCGACAAGGTGGCGGCGAACGCGATCACAGCAGCCGCAATCAGCACCGGCTCTGTGACGACCGCGAAACTGGCTGCTGGCGCCGTTGAGGCCGACAAGATAGCGGCCAGCGCAGTGACGGCCGATAAGGTTGCGGCGAACGCGATTACGGCGGCGAAGCTCGCGGCGAATGCGGTGACGGCCGGAAAGATCGCTGCGGGCGCGGTGACGGCTGATGAGATCGCTGCAGGGGCGATTGTTGCGTCTAAGCTGGCGATCGGCGACTTCAGCAACCTGAACCCGGATCCAACTTACTCAGACCCAGAAGCATGGTCCGGCGATTTCACAATTAAAACCACCGGTAACCCAACGGATTGGGGCACGCCGCGTATCGCTGAGATAGAAGGCGAAGGTAGTGAATTCATTCATGTTCATGGACCTGCTTTCAAGGTCCAGCCCGGTGATGAGCTCCTGGTTTCTGTGAAGGGATCGAATGTAACGGATGCAGGGACAGGAACTGTTCACCTTGTAGTGTATGATGACGACACTCTGACAGGGGCAACCTCGATATGGGGGTCTCCGTCCACCATCAATTTTGATACTGCTGGTATTGAAGAGAAAAGCGCCACCTATACAATACCTTCTGGCAAGAACTACGCCCGTACGCGGTTCTACAAAAGCAGCAATGGCGCAACTCTCGTGAGGTTCGGTGCGATCCATGTGCGCCGGAAAGCAACGGGCGAACTTATCGTCGATGGGGCGATCCAGACCCACCATATGGAGGCAGGCTCGATCAATGCGGATCGGCTCGCCGCGAACTCGATCAGCGCCACCCAGATCGCGGCCGATGCCATCACTGCAACTCAGATCGCCAGCGGCACGATCACCGCGACGCAGATTGCGACACGCACCATTACCGCAAACAGGATTGCGACCGGCGCCATCACGGCAACGGAAATCGCCTCTCGCACGATCACGGCCGATCGGATCGTTTCTGGGACGCTGACCGCCAATGAGATCGCCTCGCGCTCGATCACGGCCAGCCGGATTGTCGCCGGCACCCTGACCGCCAACGAGATCGCCACCGGCTCGATCACGGCTGATCGCCTGAACGTGGGCACGGTTCGGGCCGCACTGGTCGGCGCTCATGCGATCCAGGCTGAAAACATCGCGGCTGGTGCGATCACGGCGTCGAAGCTCACGATAACCTCTTTTGCGAACCTGATCGCGAACCCGGATTTCGAACTGGGCGGCACCGATTGGGTCCTTGGGGGCGACACGACGACCACCGCGACATCACCGCAGCGCGGGAGCACCTGCCTGCGCGCGGATCGGTCCACCACCGCAAACTATATCGTCGCGCGATCCAACACGATCAGCTGCGATCCGGGTGACACATTCCTGCTGCGCGGTTGGGGGCGGTCGCTCTCGGGATTGACCGGTGACTTTTGGCTCCAGGCTCGGTTCTTGGATGACTCGGGCTCGGTCGTAAACACTCAGAACCTAGTTTGGGATGACACCAACGGAAATTGGCAGGAGCGATCAGGAATCGTTACGGCTCCATCGGGGGCGGCGCGGCTGCAAATTTACCCTTACTCGGTGGCATCGGGCACGATGTTCTGGGACAACCTGTCGCTGACCCGCGCTGCGAATGGCGAACTCATCGTCGATGGGGCGATCGCGGCACGGCATATCGATGTCGAGGATCTGGTCGCTGACACGGCCTTCATCGAAAACCTCACGGTCGTCAACGCCAACATCGAAGGCAACATCGAGTCCGACAACTACGCCGAATCCGGCGGCACCCCGACCGATGGTTTCCAGCTGGACCGCGACAACGGGAAGATCAAGGGCGTCGAGTTCACCGACCGACTCGGGATCGTGCGTGGCGCGATCACCTCGACCTTCTTTATCCAGGAGGCGGTCAGCTTCAACGGCAAGAAGGCGTTCGACACCTGGCACACTATTGGCACGCTGGAGTTCTTTCTGCCCGGCAATGACGATGGCCTGCCCGACACGGTGATCATCCGGCCCGAGGTCGGTGGCAAGCAGCCGAATTATGATCCGGAGTTTCCCGGCAGCACCGGGATCTATTACGAGTTCCGGCTGCGGTTCTATCGATCGGGAAACCTGCTGTCGAACAGCGATTGGGCCCTCGCCCCGTTCTGGCAGTTCGCGAGCTACGGCAATCAGAACGACACCTATATCGTTGCCACGTCCTATGGTTGCACACCCAGCACCGTGACCTTCTATGTCGATACCGCAGACGCGAACCTGGAAACCTGGGACCGCATTGACATCCAGTTCCGGTATCGCCGCGACAAGCTGGATGGCACGTCCGGCAACGACAGCTGGGTCAATTCCGACACCCTGGAGGCGCGCGTGGAGTATTACTACCGATGAAAACGCTGGTGTTTCTCAACGATGAGGGCAAGCCCAGGCGGCTGATCCAGGGGCGCCTGCATGAGCATGATGCAACCGGCGCCATCGAAGCCGATCTGCCGCGGGACGTGTCGATCCTCGACGTGGCGATCGTCGATGGCGTCCCGACCTACATGCCCCGGCAGGAGGCCCCCCCGCCGGTCATCGTGCACGATCGCGCGAAAGGTTCCGACAAGGAAGCTGTGCGTATTCGCCGCCAGCGTCAGTTCCGGCAGGAGTCCGATCAGCTGATCGGCCCGCTTCTGCGTGGAGAGATCACGGCAGAGGAGTTCCAGGCGGTCGCGGACCGCATCCGCGCCGAAAACCCCTATCCCGAACCGACTGACGAAACCACTGAACCAACCGAAGTGACAGGAGACTGACATGGCGACCTACACCGTGACGCACAACAACGGCAGCACTGCCAATATCGAGGCCGATCGCTTCGAGACCGATGGTGCCGGCATCCGCTTCTATGACGAAGACGACAGGGCCGTGGCGACCTTCGCCTATGGCCTGATCGTCTCGGTCGTGGATTCGGCAGTGACCTTCGCCGCGCCCCCTGAGAACGACTGACGGGCGCAAGACATCGTCACGATCAGCAAACCCCGAAAGGAAAGGAAATCCAGATGGCTAACAACACGGAAACCACGATGCGCGATGTCGTGATCGAACTGCGCGCGAAGCTGGCCGAGGCGAATGCCCTGGTCGAGTGGCTGCGCCAGCGCAACGACGCGCTCGCAGCATTCGCGGAATCCCAGGCACAGCGGCTTCAGGATATCGAGGCCGTCCAGCGCGATACCCCTACCGAAGCGGCGGAGGAAACCGGCTGACCCCGGTCCAGCGACAGGCGCTGCGTGATCTGGCGGCGCTGATCGACAAGGCAAGACGACAGTAACCCGCTTAGGCGGGCTTTTTGATGCGCAGACGACAGAGGCTGTAATGGCAGAGAGCAGGATCAAGCGTGAAATATCAGCCGGATCGCTGATTAACCTCGGCGCACTCGCGGTTGCTGTTGCCGTCGCCTGGGGCATCATGAGCGAGCGCGGCGACAATACCCGCGACAGCATGGATTCGCTGTCGCGGAACCTGGCCAGCGAAACTGCGAACCGACGCGACCAGACCGCGGCGCTGGATGCACGCATTCGGTCGCTGGAATCGGCGCAGGCTCGCGCAGATGAGCGGTTCAACAGCGTGCTGCAGGTGCTCGGCCGCATCGAGGCCCGCCTGGAGCGGATCGAGGGCCGGCAATGAGACCTGATCATATGATGCACATGCTCGTCGGCGCTGCCATTACCGCTCTGGCCGTGTTCGCGGCTGCGCTGCTGGATCAGCACGCACCCGGCGCCTGGGGTCTGCTGGCGGCGGCGATCGCCGGTTTGGCGAAAGAGGCCCGCGACAGCCTGGCCAACGGCACGGTGCAAGGCAGCGATGCCATGTGGACGGTCGCGGGCGGTGTGCCTATTGCCGCTCTGTGGACGCTCCTGGGGTAGGGCGCAGTCGCGCGAGCTCGCGTGCAATCGTGTCGAGTGCATCTGTATCGCCGTTGCGCGCGGCCTCAAGTGCCGCCTCGATCCGCTCCAGCCCTGGGTGATCAGTGGCGATCAGCTGGTGGTTCATATGCGCCACGCCAAGGGCATGGGAATAGACAGGCCGATAGGCCGGGTCGCGTATGGCCCGATCGCGCATGTCGTTTAGCCGCCGATGGAATCTGATGTTGCTCATTTCGCGCAGTTAGGCGCGAGCGATGGGTGTTCAAGTTCGCGCGGTCGTCGGTGAGGGATCGCCACCAAGAAAATCTAACCGCCCGGTCCATCGACCGGGCTTTTTCATACCTGACAGGAGGGCATCATGACCACGTACCACCACACCCGCATTCCCAGCGGCCTCTGGCGCTGGCGCTGGTTCTCGCCCGCCGAGATTGCCTGTCGCGGCACCGGCATGGTGATGCTGACCCCGGCTTCCATTGATGCGCTCGACAAGCTGGATGCGCTGCGCGAGCGCATGGGGCACCCGCTGCATGTCACCAGCGGCTATCGCTCGCCCGAGCACAACCGCCGGGTGGGCGGTGCGCCGGCCTCCAAGCACATGGAAGGCATCGCCTTCGATATCTCCATGGCCAATGTGGATCCGCATCGGTTCGAGAGGGAGGCTAAGGCGCTCGGGTTTCTCGGCATCGGTCTTTACCCACCGCAAAAGCCTTCGGGCGGCAGGAACTTCATCCATATCGATACCCGCCGAACACCCTGGCGTGGGGCCCAGTGGGGTGAATTCCCCGAGCGAGAGGTCCGCTTCGAGCCCGAGCCTGAGCATCGGCCGGTGCGCGATGTCATGCGCGATGCCGCTCCAGCTGCAGGCGTCGGTGGCGCGATCGAGGGCGCGCTGATCGCAACCGAACCAGCACTTCGTGAGGCCGCGCCTTGGCTGCCCGACAACCTGCGCGGCACCGTGATCCTCGTCGCGATCGGTATTGGACTGGCGCTGGCCATCTGGCGCCTGACGCACCGGCGCAACCGGGGCGAGGGCTGATGTTCGGCGTGGTGAAGTGGCAGAGCTATTCCACTGGGGCGCTGGTCCTTCTGCTCAGTCACGGGGCGTTTTATGGCTACGGCCGCCTGGATGGCGGCCGAGCCGTCGAGGCCCGACACGCC